TATGATAATACTCGTAATGAAATATTAAAATCAATAAAGAATATTAGAACAAATTATACTGATGAATTCAGTAAATTAAGAAAATATAAAGAAGATACTAATAAAGAATACAAAGAAGCTGAAAAAGATATACAACTTGATACTAATCTATATAGTGAAGTTAATTCTAAAATATTATCAAATAAATATGATAATTATAAATATCAAAATAGTCCATCAATATTTCAGTTTGTATTAGATATATTCAAACCAACCACTGCTTAATTTTTATTTTTGGTATATTTTTCATTATTATTTCTTGTATATTTTTCATTATCATTTTTAGTAATATTATCATTTTTTATAAAAATTTGTTTTTCTAATTCTGTAAATTTTTGTATTTCATTTTCTTCTACATAATATTTTTTTAAAATTTTTACCTTCTCTAATGAGGAATTAAAAATTGATAAAAATCTAGAATCATCTATATATGTACTTCTTAGATTTAGTAATCCATTTAGACCATATATTATATTAAATTTAAAACTATGTACATCTTTTTTTTTATCATTTTGTTCTCTTAAATGATAATCACTCATATCAAATAAATCATCAAGTAATTGAAAAATATCATTTCTACTATCTCCATTAAATTTTCTTTTAATACATAAGAATGGATGATTTTTTTCAATAGTTAATAGATTACCCTTAATACTAACTTTATCTCCAGATGATATAGAACCTAATAAGGACCACATAGAATTAAGGTGCCATATATTAAGATAATTATTATTCATACATAAATTAATTTATATAGATAATTATAATAAAATCCTTAATATAATTTATTTTAAATATTTTATTCTTTAATATTTTATTCTTTAATATTTTATTCTTTAATATTTTATTCTTTAATATTTTATTGTTCTTTTTTTTCCTCTAAATTTTCTTTTAGATTCTTAAAATTTTTTATATAAATTATATGATCTTTTATAATATTTTCAGCATTATCTAAATTCCCTTCTGGTCCCCATACTTCTATAATTTTTTTATCATTATTCCACCAAATATATTTTGTATTAGACATATTTGTTATTCTCTTAAAATGTGATCCATCTTTACCAATCATATATGGTATTAGTTCATCGTCAATATCAACTGAACATTGTCTATAATGACAATTGATAGGTGGGTCTCTTATAGCATCCATTTAATATTTATTTTTATATTATGTTTAAATATTATTTCCATCCTTCAATATATTTATACATATGATATATTGAAATTAAACTTTCAGCAGCATTTATGCGTGATAGTCCTATACAATATCCAAGATAATCTATCATTTTTTCAATTTCATCTTTAGGTAAATCTTTAACAAGCATTGTTCTATTATTTTCTTCTGGCCATACCATATTAGTATTTAGAAAATGATTTATATGATATCTACATAATATATGTCTAAAATCAGTTGGCTCTTCAAATGTTTTTTGAAGATTTTTAAATTTATTTATTAAATTAGAATAAGGATATAAATCATAATACATATTTACAAATTTCATCATATAAGGATGAAAATTATCTGTATAATGTTTAGTTTTATATTCAATTAAATAAGCTCTATTTCTATTATGATTTGTATGTATTTTAAATAATTCTTTTCTCATTTATTTATACTATTCTATTTTATAGAATTTAATTTTTAAATATTAATTTTAGTCTGTTTTTAATAATAGGTCTTTCGCATAATTAAGATTTTCTTCATATTCTTTATAATATTCCCCTATAATTATAAATGATACTTGTTTTGATGTTAAATTATTATTATCAAACCAGATACGATATTGCATATCTGGTAATTCATCTAAATTATAACCTACTTCTTTTTTTACTATAGCATTGATTTCACTTTTCCAATCATCAAAACTAATTGTAGGCATTTTTTAGAATATTTATTAAGTATAGTTTTAAATTGTTTTAAATTTATTAAAACTTTTTAATTTTAATTAATGTTTCTAATGGTTTATTATTTTCATCCGCAAAAGATACAGATTTTTTTCCAAAATTATTTATATTAATATTATTTTTATTAAATTTATCATTAAATCTATTTTCAAAATTTTTATTGTTATTTTTATTAAATTGTACATTATTATCGTAATAACCATAAACCAATAAATATAATAAAATTATTATAATTATAATAAAAAATATTTTTATAACATTCATTTTAATTTAATTACTATATTTTTTAAATATAAACCATCTATTCAGAAAACTATAATCTTTATTTACTTTAAATTTATCCATTTTTATTTTATCTTTTTTGTTATATAAATTGAAAATTTCTTCAAATGAACCAGTTGATGAACCAATATTTTCTAAGTTAATATATTTTAAGTCTTCATCTTTAACTGGATATATATTTTTCTTTGCTAACTCATATTTTAATAACTCATAATCTACTAAATATTCATCTAATTGTTGATTAATTGTTTCAACATATACTGTTATTTTTTGTCCAATATTATTTAATGGTTTATCTTGATTAAAATCTGTAAAATCTGTATATTTCTTTTCAATAGACCATAATAATTTATTATTCATAGTTCCACTTATTTTTTTCTTTTTCTTTAGTTTCTCAGATACTAAATAACCATCTAAACAAGTACCAAAGAAATAACCACCATCTTTTAATAGCATATCAATATTACTAATACAATTTCTTAATGAATTAATGTTGTCAAACATATAATGAATCGCAAACATACAGCTAACTAAATCAAATTGCTTTTCAACTCTTTTATGAAATTTTAATAATACACTATCGTTTATGGCACTTTTACTTTGAAGACCAAAGAATATTTTTGCCAAATTTTGGAATTTCTCATCACTTATTGTATTTATATATTGTTTATTCCATAACTTAGAAGCATCTAACTGTAAGAATAACATTTTCTGCTTACTATTAGGATTGCTTTTAAGATAATTATTATATCTTTTATAGATACCATTTTTAATATTCATTAAATTATCATTATTTATATCAGATGCTATAACAGTCTTATAATCAGATTTAATCCACTTTAGTAAATCTCCACCTCTACCACAAGCAATATCATAGATTGACATTTTTTCTTTTAGTCCTTTAAATCTGTTATAGAGAAATTGCCCTTTAACATGAAAATTATGAAAATCTAGAAGAGGTCTAAGCATACTTTTATCTCTATCTACTTCTCTTGCATAATAGACATCATTCTCTATCTTTTGTTTTGTATCTACTTCTATATTTGCTTGTTCAGTTCCAATTATTAATTCATAAGTTATTGGGTATTCAATACTATTCCATACATTTTGAGCAGTTGTATAATCATTTGCTGCTCCACTAATACTATTTGAAGTTCTATATAACTCTGTTTTATCATATCTAATTCTGTTTGGTTTCCATCTTAAATATTCTTCTTCATCTTTATGATATGAACATTCAATTATCATATTATCATTTATCTCTTCTTTCTCTAAAGTGAAGAGTTTATCATCTTTATAGATAAGATTACATTTAGCAAATTCTTTGAGTCCATATACTTTATCTTCAAAATCACGATTTAATATCTTAATAATATCAATATTTATATTTTCATTATAACCTACATATAATATACATAATTTAGATTTTACACCTCCTATTTCTATATCGCCTTGGAATTTCACTAGAAAATCAATCGTATTTTCTTCCGGAGGTTTCCACTTAAATACTCTGTTCCAACTACCAGATAATTTTGGTTGCTCATTTTCAGCATATGCTCCTACTGCTAAATTTGTTGGTGTAAATATCAAACCATCAATTTTATATAAATCTTCATTCTTAAACTTTTCTAAAATTTTCTTAGATTTTTTGAATATCTTATCGTGATAAAATTCTTTTGCTTTTATAACTATTGGATTTTTAGAATCTAATTTAGTAAAACCATCTTTAACAAAATCATTCAATAAATTTAATCTCGTTTTACCAGATTCTTTAATTAAAGGATATTCACTCACATTTTTACCTTTTAGAAAATATATATCAAATGCCATAAAAGAATTCATTTCACGACCATATTTATCCTTTGTAATATATTCTCCATCTATAATTGTTTTTGGTGAATTATGAGTTAATCCAGTAAATTTTATATTTAATCTATTGTTTATCAAATACACTCTCTTATTATTATCAACATAAAGTAGATATCTTTCTCCGTCTGCTTTATCAGTAACACAATAATTGTTTGTAATATTTACTATAGAAGTATCTACAATATTTTCAAGCTCTAATGTTTTTGGTTGAACTCCAATAAAATATTTCTTTGGATTCTTTTTTATTAAATTAAAATCGGTTGTTATTTCTTTTTCATTTGTTAATTCAAGATAATTAAGTATAACTTTCTCTTCTTCATCACTTTTCATAATATAAGTATTGTTATCTATAATCATAACAATATTTCCAATAATTGTAAATAGTTCTGTTATTATCTTCTTCTTATCTTCTTTTGTATCAATTTCTTTATTATTAAGTTCAATTTCAATTTCAAATTGTTGCTTTTTTTCAAGTAATCCACTTTCAACTATATTTAATGAATTTGTTGAAGATTTAACTATTGATAAATCTATTTTAAAATATTTAGATTCTGGTAAAAATGTAAAACGTTTTTTAAATCTGTAATTTTTCTTTTGTTTAGATAGTTTATTTTTTAGAGTTTCTATAATTTCATTATCATCTACAAATGTATCATATTTAAGTGTGAATTTAATAAACTCATAATTATCTAGTACAAAAGGTTCATATTTTCCTACATTTTTTTCAATAAATCTTTTTTCACCATAATCAACATCTAATGAACTTACATCATTTGTTTTACAATAGGCAAGAATATCATCTTTATGGACAGTTACTCTATAGTTTCCAAATCTTGATCTTTTATTTGATGATAGTCTAATATCTAATGTTTCTTTATCATCAATTAAGGTATAATTTGGATTATTTTTAAAATATTGAAATATCTGTGTGAATTTTTCAAGATTCAATTTTTTTAAAATATTCTTATAAAGACATTCAAATTCATAATCATTATTTTCAATAGATAATGCTATATAATTTTCTATCTTTTTGTAACTATCAGAAGAAATTTCCATCCTCTTATTAATAAATACAAATATTATATTATAATATCAGTAATTTTATATATAGATTTTCAAATTTTAATAAAAAATTTAAAATATAAAAATAAGAATATTCTTCCACCAATCCAAATATAATCCAAATATAATCCAAATCATAAAGTTAAAAATCAGAACAAATATTATTTATTTCACTAATTATATCTGATTTTTTACTATGAATAATTTTAAATGTACTCGCTAAATTTCTTAAATCATCTATCTTTAATCTATTTAGTTCTTTATCATCATAGTATTTATTTTTTTTTGCTATATGTTCTATTATATAATTATAATCATTCTCAAATTTATATATTTTCTTATTATCATTCTTATATTTTACATTTTCTCTATTAAATACTAGATACATACCATCATTATACTTATATAATTTATAAATATTATTAGATATTACAAGTATGTTGAAGTTAAATAACTTACATATAATTTTAACAAAATCTGGAAAGTTATTAATATAATCATCTGTATTATCATAATTAATAATTTCATTAATTTTAAATTGTAGTTTCTTATGAGATCTAGAACAAGTTTTCAAGTATTCTAAAGTTTTAGAATCATTTACAAAATTTAAAAATTTTTCTTTGAATTCTCTTATACAAGGATTATCTAATAATGCTCGTTCATGTAGGCATTTAACTAATTCTAAAATAAATGAGTTTTTTCTATATTTTAATTTATTATTATAAGTTCTAACTGTATTATTATTTAGACTACTATTTATACTACTATTTGAATTATTATCTATTTTTTGATTTAGTAAATCTTTTAGTAGAATATCTGAAAAAATAGACTCATTATTAGAATATACTATATTATTTATTTGATTATCAACTTGTTCTAAATATATTTTATTATCTTTTAAATTTTTTTTGATATCTTCTAATGTAATAGTCATTATATTATAATTATTAAAATTAAATTTAAGTAATATTCATATTTTATAAATCACATTTTTTATAATTTATATTTTTCATGAGTTAATTCATTAAAAGTTAATTCATTATCATTTATATTTAAAAGTATTCTGTTATATTTCTTTTTAGTATTAATAAATTTCATATAATTTTCCTTTTTTCTCTTTCTTTTTAAATTAATATTTGCTAGAAATTCTATGTCTTTTAAATTTACATATTCTACAAAATTCTCTATTAAATCTATATTATTTTTATTATAATTTTTGACTATTTCAATATTATTTTTTATATCAATATCTAATTTTTTATTATTATTTTGTAAAAATAGTACATAATTTTGTAATTCTTTTACTAAATTTTTATCAAAATTTTTTAAATTAATAAATATTCCATTATTATTAGAAGTATATTCTATATTTCTATTTTTTAATAGGTTAAATATTTCTTCTAATTCTATTCTAGATAATTTTTCTATATCTTTTACTAAATTTTTTTTTTCAATATTTAGACTCATTTAATATTATAAATAATAATTTAATTAAATTATAATACCACAAAAATTAATTTTCTATCTATATAAATTTTTCATTTTCTATATTTTATTAATAAGAATGACGTAAAAAACCATAATACAAAACCTATAATTATAGATTTTTCATCTATATCACTAAATGTTAAATTTACTAATAATAAAGTAGATAACAAAGTAATAGTACTTAATATATAGTTTTTAAAATATAATTTTTTATTTTCACTACCACTAATAAATGCCATAGTTAATAATCCAGTTGGTAATCCAGCAAATAATGGAGAATATGAGGGGTCTATATATTGTGATATAAATTTAGAACCTCCAATTAAAGTACCACCTAAAATAAATGACTTTAATACTTCCATTTATATTATATTAATTTTCTTTTTTTTCTAAAATGTTTTTAATACAATTTAAACAATAATATTTTTTGTTATATTTGCCTTTCCCAATAATGTATGCGAGATAATTAACACCTCCTTCACTACTATAATCTAATGAATCTAAACATTCACAGCATTTTAAATGACAAAATAAATCACTATTAGATATTACATTTCCCATATTTAATAAAAATTTAATATAAAAATTTTTTATTAAAATTTTAGTTTCGCTCTTTTTTTCTTTTTCTTCTTTTTATCTTTATTTTCTAGTAATTTTTTTAATAGAATAGCACAACAACTACTACCCAAGTCTATAATATTGTTTATATCTAAATTACCATTAGAGGCATCTACAACTAAATCAATTGTTTCATCAAGAGTACCATTATTAATTATTTCTAAGCATAATTTCTTCTCTTTATCATCAATTTTGCTATCATTTACAAATCTCTTAATTAAATCAATGACTAATCTTTTTTTTTCATTACCAGGTAAATTTACAACTTCTACTATTTCAATTGTAATTCTTAATACTTTTATTAAATTATGTGAATTTAATTCGAAACCATCAATTTCTTCTATTTTATTTTTAAGTTCTGAAAAAATATGTTCAAATTTCATTTATTTAATAAAAATAAAAATTTTTTTAATTATAAACACTCTATATATATAATACTTAATATAATTCTTCTAATTTCCAATATTCTTTTGTTCCATTTGGCATAGTTCTACATACCATTAGTGGTAATTTATTTAATTTAAATTCTTTTTCTACTATTTGAGTAATATTTGATACATCTTCTAATTCTTTTTGAGTTAAATAACTATTTGCTCCATTAACTAATTGTTGTTTTCTTAATCCAAAAATAGAAGTTTTCTCATATATAGTTAGAAATTTAAAACTCTGTCTATTTTCACTTTTGATAGTATCATTATATGTTATAATTTCACTATTCATTTTAATTATATTTTTATAAATATTTTTAAATAAAATAATCAAATTTTAATTATTCCAAGAATAATCACAATATACACAATAATATTTAAACTTCATATTCTCATTATCATATTTTGTATATATAACTTCATTGTCACTTTTATCATCTTTAGAACATTTTTTATTAGGACATACTATATTATTTACGCGTGGTAAAGTTGGGTCATATTTGATATACGAATTTGATGTATTATCATAATTTGTTTGCTCTTTCTCATAATTATTTTCAATTATAATTCTACTAGTATTAGAATCTATATTCTGTGAAAAATTACAATTTTTACAATAATTAATTAGATTTTCATCCTTAATTTTTACATATAACATATTATCACATAATTCACAAAAATCCATATGGAATTTATTTTGTATTAATTATATATTTTATTAAAATATTTAAATCAAATTTTAATAAAATTTTATTATCATTAAATAAAATTTGATTTATAAATATATTTATATTTAATTAAAAAATGAT